ACTCTATTATAAATATAATATCTGACACTGTTAATTTCAAAACTATTATTTTATATTATTCTAAATATTTACTCAAATTTAATACTTTTAACTTAAAATTAGACTATATTTTGGTGTAGGATCCATGTACATAGGGATTGGTTGGATTGGTTGTTTATCACTTATTTGTTATTTTATTTAGTACTGATATCCCTTACTTTGAGCTTTCTCTATTGAGGCAAGTGTATCTTCATTAGAACTCGTATCCTTAGTCTCTATCCCAGACTCTGTTATAGCCTCTGTATCCGCATCACTTAAACCATCTTCAACAGGACATGTAGTAGGCTCAGCACCAACCAACGGACCTGCGGTCCCTGGTGTTAGTAACGGCTGTGGGGTAGAGATATCAAACTCATCATCATTGATTCCATAAGTACGGCCTATATAAGCCTTTTTAAACCTAATACCCATCTTACTCAACATAATATCTATATTAGCACGCTCTTGAGTAGGAGGGTCACTCTTATATAGTTTAAATTTAGGTAGGTTAGTAGTTGGAGTAAAATTATACCAGGCTATCCACTCTATAAGTTGGTTCATACTGGTTTCGATCATGCGTTTATCTTCACTTATGATATCATCTCTAACCCCTGCCAGTGCTGTAGCGGCGGCATAGGATCCACCTTTGATCTCAGCAGACATATTATTACCGAGGATAGTCATGTCTATCTCACGGTTCATTACGTCTAACCAGTCACTATATATTTGTATATTTTTGGTATCGCCTATTTGGATTGGTGTCACTGTAGTCGTCTCTGGGTGGGCTACGATCCCGTTTTGATAGGTTTGCTGTAGTACATCTAAAATCTCTTGTAGTCTATCCTGTTGTAGACCAGCTTCCATACTAACATCTAACCAGGGTGACCCATATTTTTCTACGAACTGAATACCATACTCCATGATCATGTGCCTGAATTTAACAGGCCAGTAAACTCCATTAAAAAGAGCCTCGCGCGAAGCTGCAGGGTCATCATAACGAGGATGGTATCGAGTTACAAGGAATTTACGAGGAGGCAATACTTCACCCTGGACTTGCTCGACTTTAGTCTTATATCTTAATGTATTTTGATCACTCCACCCAAACCACCTTGCTGCTTTACCTGTCACATTAGTAGGGATATATAAACCAGCATTATATTCCCAAACTACTTCGGATACAGCATAACCATAAAATGGCGCTTGTAACATCTCAGAGATCACTTCATATATGTTATACTGGTCAAAGATCTTTTGGCATAGTTTAAACATACGAGACGGAGCACCGTTCTGGTCTATGCTCCATTTAAGACTCAAAGTCCCAGCTCTACGGTTATTAAATGCAGCTTTAACTCTACCGTCTGTTAAAAGTTGATCCATCTCCTCTATGTTTTTACCGAGTGCATTCAAAATTTCTGATTGGGATGGGAGTAGGAGGGAGGTCCTGAAGTAGTCCCATACGGTGGATCTGGTCACTATCTCTGGCATATATGGCGATTTACTTGTAACGCCAAATATTGGATCTTTTGTAGTATCTTCTACATTAGCATAAGGATCTAAGCTTGAACCACCAAAACCACTGGAAGGGATCATATAAGATGGAGTATTTTGAGTAAAATTTTTAATTTTTACATCATCTAATATACTTTTTTTAACAGTCATTTTAACGGTATCCTATCATGTTTAGGTCTTTATGAGATCTATTATACCCTTGTAATTTATCTTGATGTGAAGTAAACCCATTAATAGGTTTAGATGTTATCTTACGAGATACTATATTAGACTTATTAAGTGCACCCCACATTTTTGCATATAAAAGCCCTTGGGTAGCGCTATCGACGATATCATCATGTGATCCTAATGGAAATACTGTACATTGATTAGTTAGATCTTGGTTCCAGGGAGCTTTTAATAAAAACACTTTACCACTACTTATATAAGATGTAATGGCTACAGCTCTATCTATCTTATCTCCCTGTGGAGTAAAGGGACTGATGGGTAGATTTGGCAGGTCGCGCTGTAGTGTCTGTATAAGACTCTGTCCAGAGGCCTTTGACTCCACAACAACATTATCTGGGTTATATGTATTAATAAATTTTTTAACTACTTCTAATAAACTCGGGAAGTCTTTATGATCGTGCCAGCAGTCTATACAATAGAACGACCCTCCAAAGTCCTTCATCCATACTGTTATAGCAGACTCATCGTTAACAGTCTTAACTCCGTAAGCTGTGTCTATACTAATAAATGTCTTCATTACAGATGCAGGCTCAGGTAGATTATCTACATACTGCCACCAGTTTGGATCAAATATTTGTATATCATTAGCATTAAGGAATTCAGCTCTAAGCTCTTGTAGTTTAAGTCGATCTGGAGTCTCAGTCTCTAATTGAGCTATCTGTTCTGGATCAAGTTTAGGGTTATCGTAGGAGGTGTAATGGTAAGAAGCATATTCATTCTGATCTGGCTCCAACCCCTTCTTATACATGCTATAATAGAAGTTCTCTTTACCGTCCTTACTTACAGTCCCACGAGGAGTCCCTATAAATACAGCTCTTGAGTCCTTATAGTCTAATAGCATTGGGCTCAAGTACTGGAACCATAGGTTTGGGTGATCAAATAGCTGGATCCCAGCTTCATTAACTATACATAGTCTATAACCCCTACCTACTAATAAGTCTGGCTGATCTGCTGATCTAAAGGACACAGTCGAGCCTAATACTTCTAACTCACGCTTATGAGGACCTATATGCCATATATTTTTATTTAGTTTGGATAGGATAGGAAGGAAGTAGTCTACCCAGTTAGTTTCTATCATAGAATAGCTGGTATCACACCAAAGTATCTTATAGGTCTCATCAGGGTCTAACATAAGATCGACAGACCACTGGGCTGCGCCAAAGGTCTTGCCACATCTACGACCAGCAGGGACTATTATCTTCTTAGCAGTAGAGTTTAAAAATACTTCCTCTTGCATTGGAGTATACTCTAATACAAGAGGTAGCCCATCTATAGTAGCTTCATTTAACATTACTTGTTATCTTCAGTAGGTTTATCTGTTAGTTTAGGGTCAGTAGTAAGAGTCTTACGCATAACTGTAAGGTTTAAACCACCAGACTGTTCGACCTCTTGTTTAGTTACTTCCTTCCAGAGGTCTGGTTTATGGGCTTTAAGGTATCTCCACATCCACATATCATTACCATCTTTGATTTTTTTATATACCATCTCTTCAACATCTTCTACTAAGCTATTTTTTATCTCTTTTATAGCGTGTTCAAATTCTGGATCATCTTTCATCCAATTATAGATAGTTATACGAGATATTTTAGCTAATTGAGCAGAATGGCTCATGTGAGCATTATTATTAGCATATATCTGTAAAAACTCTTTCTTTTTCTTTTTCTTAGTCATATCCAAACCCTTCCTGTATCAAGTTATTTCTATTTAAATTGTAGTAATTTTAACCTAAAACTATCCCAAACTTATCTCAAATCGCTTATAACATCTAATATTACCCAATTTAAGGCTTAAACGGGTAATATACTATGATATACTATTTTTGTTTTAAGGAGTAGTCTATAATGCCTTTTCCCACCGAGCACAGCCTTAGGTTAGAGTCTCCTAAGAAATATAAAAAATTTCGTAGAGAGAACAATAAGTTTGGGTCTGGTATAGATGCTATTTGGGGTATTACCTCAGACGGTAAAGCTGAATTACAGGCTGTCCGTTTTAAAAAAGATAAACATAATGTAGAAGATGTAAAAGCTTGGGCAAAAAAGAATAATAAAACTCCTATCAGTATTACGCCTGCTAAGAACCATGATGAAGGAGCACCTGCACCAGCAAGTGCGTCCTCTATTACAGTTACTACTGCTCTTAGAGGATCTAAGGACCAAAAAGGTCTATCTACTCAATACTCTGAAGACCAAAATGAGTTAGATGATGATGTATCAGATGATCTTATAGATATGTTAGCTAAGGATGATTTAGATCTAAAAGAGCTTGAAATGGGTATACAACACGAGATGGAACATACATCAGATAGATCTATAGCTTTTAAAATAGCTTTCGATCATTTAGAAGAGCACCCAGATTATTATAGTAAGCTTGCAGAAGCTGAAAAGCATATGGATCATGCATCTCCTATTAAACATAATGAATTTGAAAAAGATGTAGATGATGATGATGATGAAGACTATATGAAAGAACCAGATGAATTAGAAATAGAGGCATTCTCAGTAGGTACTCATGTTTCAGCAGAGGGTGATGAGTCCACTTATACTCAAAATGATCTCGATAAAATGGCTGAGGAATATAATAAGACAGCTTCTATAGACCCTGCACCTGTGGTGATCGGTCATCCAGAAACAAATTCACCAGCTTATGGGTGGATCAAAAGTGCCAGGACTTTTGAAGGTAAACTACTTGTTAAAGCTCATCAGCTTAATAAAGATTTTGTAGACGCACTTAAAAATAATAGTTATAAGAAAGTTTCACTTAGCTTATATGATACAGACGATGGACCAAGGATCCGACATTTGGGCTATTTAGGCGGTATGGCTCCAGCAGTCAAGGGCTTAAAACCAGCATCATTTGCCACATCCATTATTTATAAAACCTTCAGTGAGGAGTTTAAAATGCCCGAACCAGTTATAAATGTTGAAGAGCTTAAAAAAGAGAATAGTTTCTTCAAGAAGCTTTTTCATATGTTCAAAGTCGATGTAAAAAATTTTTCAGATAATACCTCCATCAATGCTATGGAAAAAGGTAAGTCTGAAGATGAAGATAAAGATCTTGATAATATGTCTTCAGAGGATACAAAGAAGTCTATTACTGAAAAAGAGACAAAAGATCCTGGTGAAGCTACTGAAGCATCTCCAGAGGAAAAAGAAGTTAAGGCTAAGATCCTTAATGAGGCCAATGAAGAGTCAGATGAGAATGCTCAGCTTAAAAAGGAAGTAGCAGCTCTTAAGTCAGAGTGTGAAGCACTTAAAGCAGCTCTTGCTAAAGATCACTCAGAGTCTAAGAAGGCGTCTCTTAAGTCCTTTTGCGAAGACCTCGTAAAAGAAGGTCGTCTACGCCCAGCAGATGTAGAGATGACTCTCTTGAACCTCGAAGCTCGTGAGAACCTTGACTCAGTTAGAAATTACTCAGAAGATCAGTCAAGTCTTAGAAAATACAAAGAAGCACTTAAAGCTATGCCTAAGGTCATTAGTTTTGGTGAGTTCCCTGCCGTACCTAATATGACTTCTGGTGTATCTGTACCTACAGTAGGTATAGATAATATGTCATCTTATATCGAGAGTAAGATAAAGGATAAACTTGCATCAACTCCTAATATCAGTTATGTAGATGCTATGAAAGCGTGTATGGCAGAAGCAGAAAAAGAGCATCCTACTGAATATAGAGCTTATGTAGCAAATGACTGGATCCCGAAAAAGTAATTACGGGTTTATAATTACAAACTATCTAATAACTTTTATATAGATAACAATATTTTAAACTAATTTTAAGGAGTTTTCCAAATGGCTTACACGCTACAAGACACCAGAACAATATCACTTGCTCAGGGTGAAGATCTTAGTTCAGCTCAGTTCCAGTTCGTCAAACTTGGCACAGACGGTACAGTAAGAGTCTGTGATAAATTGAGTGCACCTCTTGGTATCCTTGAAAATACCCCTTCTGCGGGTGTGACAGGTACTAACGGTTCATATCAGCCTGGTCAGTATTATGCAACTGTTTCAGTAGACGGTGTAACTCGTATCGCTGTAGACGGTGCTTATAGTGCAGGTACACTACTTGTTCCAAGTGCTTCTACGCCTGGTTATGGCTCAAGCATCGATAATGCCAGCACCTCTTGGCTCTATGCTCGTGCTATTAGCTTACAGGCTTCCACCACTGGCGGAGACATCATTGGATGCCGTCTTATTGGACCTGTAGGTGCTACTGGTTTTAATGGTTAATTAGAGTTTAGGTATAAGGGATCTATTTTAAAATAGATCCCAATTTTAGTCAGAAAACAATTATAAGGAGAGTTTAATATGGCATTGCCATCTGTATCGCAGATCACCGTTCCGGTCGCTCTGCAAAATTTAACTGTTCAGTACAAAGCTACTGAGTTTATTGGTGAAAGAGTTTTCCCAATATTTCCACTTGCTTCCCCTTCACAAAAAGTTCTCAAATATGCTAAAGCTAATATGTTCCGCATCGAAGACGGTACATTGTATCGCGCTGAAGGTGGAGAAACTAAACTATTTAACTGGGACATCAATACCCAGACAGTTAACCCTCGCCAGATTTCTGCTGGTGAGACAGTTCCTGTTGAAATGATCGATATTGAAAATATGCCTGGACAGTTGCCTACTAACTCCATAGTAGATGCTGTACAGCACGCCTATATGCGTATCGATCAGTTCAAAGAAAAACTTATTTCTGATACTATTTACGGTAATGTGTGGCTTGATGGTGCAGCTGGTGGTACTATCCCGTCCGCAAGTGCGGGTTGGGGACTTACTACTACTTCCAATACATTTATCAACGATGTGTTCGCTCAGAAAGCTGCGATCCTAAATGCTACTGGTGTTAAGCCTAATACATTAGTCCTTGATTATGCCTCATTTATAGCACAACAGTTCAACCCTAACCTGAGCGATAAAATTAAGTACACCCAAAGAGGTGTTATAACTGAAGAGCTCTTGGCTCAAGTGTTACAGCTCGATGAGGTTATTGTAGGTGCTGGTGTTTATACTAAGTCTCCTGAGACTAAGTCAAGCACTATCGAAGCAGCTCCTATTATGACTCCTATTTGGAACCCATCAGGTAAGGGTAACGCCTTCTTGTTCCATAAAGAAGCCCCTGGACTCAGAAGCCTAACTGCTGGTCTACAGTTCCGTCTCCCATACCGTGGCTCAATGCGTTATGTCGAGGGTTACTATGATTATCAGAGACGTAGTTATGTCTATACCGTCACAGAACAAGTAGATATATCTCCATTAGCTTTGGACATAGGCTATGCATGGAAAAACTGCATCACAGCATAAAATTTAATATATACTTGGAAAGTAACAGTACCAAGTATATACTAATAAAAAGATAAGGGTGTAAAAAGCCCTTATCTTCTATTTAAATAAGGTTTAAATATGGCATATTCTACAGAACTTGATATTATTAATTACTTCCCTAAGGCTGTTTTAATACAGCTTACAGATGATGCTGGTATAGGTGAAGTTGATGTAGATAAGGTAAATGACGCCATACGCAGAGCTGATAATTTGATAGACTCATATCTAAATGGAAGATATACTACTCCTATCCCTGCAGGGTCAGTCCCTAATGAAATAGAGGATATATCTACTCAGTTAGCGATCTATTTCCTTTATAAACGAGCTTTAACTTTAACTCTTCCAGACACTATCAAAGATAACTATAAAGAAGCTATCACATATCTAAAAGAGATACAAAAGGGTAAACTAAGTCCCTTCAGTACAGGTGCTAACCCTACTTGGGCTGTAGGTAATAAAGTAGGACAGATCCCTCTCACTGTACAGGCGATGCAGAGTCCAGATAGTCCTAACCCTAATTTTTTGGATAGGTTTTATATCTAATGTCCTCTATAATGTCAGATCTACAAGAGGCTATATTATATAGGTTAAAAGCTAAGGGTTTGCAAGTAGATGAGATAAATTTTCAAGACCTTATAGATGGTACAATAAATATATCGAGACCTGCTGTAAATATAACTTTTAATACAGCATCAGTCCAAAAGGTAACAGTAAATACTTATAAGTTTAAAACTACAGTCAGTTTGATAGT